GTTCCAGTAAATTTCATGTCGGTATTTGAAAGGACTTCTAAAAATTAATGAAGAAGACCACAATTGGAAAGTATTAATATGCCACTTCCTTAAGCGTCCTATATGCGTGATAGTACGCTTTAAAGAAGCATTAAAGTGAAGACGTTGTAAAGATGTTGTTTAAGTGACATCTCTACCTTTACAAAAACTACAGTACTTTACAATACAGTGGTACATCCTAAGAACCTAATGAAATTCGCAATCGCTCTAGCTGCCCTGCTAGGTGTAGGCACAGCTCCTGCCCTTGCTGGTAATTTTTACTTAAACGCTGAATCAAACTCCAGTTTCACTGGGTCTGATTACACATCTACAAATACCGATCTGCATATTGGCTATGAAGGAGGCAACGACACTGCAACTTACTATATCCAAGGAGGACCAACAATCTCAGCTATTGATGGCTCTGATACTAATGACACTAATGTATCAGGTAAGCTTGGCGGCTCAGTCGCTGCTACTGATAAGCTAGACATCTACGGAGAGATTGCTCTTCAAACAGCAGAAGATGCTGACAACAGCTATGCAACTAAAGTTGGAGCAAAGTTCAAGTTCTAAAGCATCGCATGAAAACTGTGACTGTCCTCATTGCACTGAGCTAAGACGACAACAAGAACGCTATGCTCAGTGGCAGAAGCACGCTAATGAACGTATTGGTCAACTATGACTTCTAACATTTATTCCAAAGAACCCCCTATTGAGGTCATGTCCCATCACAACCACGAAGGAGATCCTCTCCACATTGCAGAGGAACTCAATGGCCGCCTAGCTATGATGGGTTTCATCGCAGCTCTAGGTGCTTACATAACAACTGGTCAACTTATACCAAACATTTGGTAGAATAAACTTAATTGAGTGTTAGTCTTTACTTCCGTTTATCCGTAAAGGACGCATGACACCTAATCATGAAACGGGGATTAGGTATTAGAAGACTGACCATGAGTCCAGTTGAATTACAAGCTCGTATTAAAGAGCAAGACAAAGCTAAAAAGTTAGTTAAACTCACATACAGAGGCTTAACTTACACTATTAAACGTTAGCTACTTAATGGATTGACCCTCAGTTTTCTGGGGGTCTTTCTGTTTCCCAATGATCGATCAAATTTCTTTTGACCTCTTTCTCTTTGTCTTGCTCCCAGTGCTCCTTCTTTGCTATGCCATCTATCTTCTCAAGATGGTCAAGTAATTCATCTGCTCTGGAGTCCTTCCTCTTCTTCGTTGTCATCTTCTTCAGCAGTAAGTGTCTGATTCTGTACGTCATATAACGATACTAAGCGACCATCTGGACCCATGTAAAAGCAACCAGTGTCCCTTATCTTTGAATAATCATCTTGGAGTAATTCTATAAATGCACCGACCAACTGCTGACAGGTTCCTGCCTCTAATACTGCTTTGTGTAGGTCTGACTGCGCTGCAGCAACTGAAGCTATCCTTTCAGCCTCATCAAACTCCCACACCACCTCATGTGTTGTATCGGCTTCATCCTCCAAATACTCCATAGCGTGTATTGATCGTTGCTCTAGTACCTTCATTCTTGCTAGAAGCATAGGCAGA